GTTTCCCAGTCACGATCTAAAGGGGATTAGACATTCTCGCCCAATTTAATAAGTTGCCACCGTTCCCCCCTGAATTAATTGAAGCGGGAGGCGAATTTGACATTGTCTATGATTCACCTTTATCACGTGCACAACGTTTTGAAGAAGTGACGACAATTCAAAACGCATTTGCAGCTGCAACGCCACTTTTTGATATTGATCCTGATGCCGCTTTAGTCATGGATGCCAAAGCGGCAACCAGACATATTTATGAAGTCATGGGCGTACCTCAAACGGTGATTCGATCGAAAGAAGACGTGGAAGCGATTTCTCAAGATCGACAAAGAGCACAACAGGAACAACAACAGTTGGAAGCTATTCCAGGTGCAGCCAGTTCTGCTTTGGATTTAGCAAGGGCGAATGAGATTTCAACGAATATACAATAATGACAACATTGAATTTAGAAAAAGTAAGAAAATATTTCACTTGGTTTTTTAACCGAAAGAAATATGCCTATGTGAATTTATTTAGAGGTGAGAATTCGGATGTTGTTTTAAAAGATTTAATCGATTTTTGCGGCTACAAAAAAAGTAGTTATGCTGAGAATCCCCACGAAGTCTATCACCGTGAAGGTAGACGTGAGGTGATACTGAGAATCTTAAGTCATTTAAATATGACTGAGGATGAAATTAATCAATTAATCGAAAAGGAAACAGCAATATGGCAGAGTCAGCAGGCGCAACGCTAGGTGGTGCCGCCCCATCAGGTGATGGTGGACAAGCGGGTACCCAAGGCAATAATCCCCCACCTGATGGTGGACAAGGTGGCGCTCCAACCCCATCAGGTGACGGTGGACAAGTTGTTGCATGGAATGCCAATTTTGATGAAGTACAAACACAATTTGTCAGTAACAAAGGTTGGCAAAGTGCCGATGATATGTTGCGTAGTTATCGCGATCTTGAAGGTTTAGTGGGTGCAGATACCTTTAAGATTCCCAAACAAGGGGATCAAGAAGCGTTCAAAGCATTGTATTCGAAATTGGGTTGTCCGGAAGATCCTAAAGAATATCAATTTGAAGGTTATCAAAATACATCAACTGAAACGATTGATTGGTTTCGTGATGTTGCTCATTCGGCGGGTTTATCCCAACAACAAGCACAAGCGATCGCGACTGAATTTGACAAATTCAATAACACTATAACCCAAGCTTCCAATGATGCTTTCTTGGAACAAATGAATCAAGAAGGTGAACAATTGAAATTAGATTGGGGTGAACAATACGATATGGGTATCAATCTTGCCCAAAAAGCAGTGAAAGCATTGGGTTTCACTGCTGAAGAATTAGACGGTATGGAACGTGTTCTAGGTCGAAAATCTCTTTTCACTAGAATGCGTGATATCGGTTTAAAAGTTGGTGAAGATCCAGGTGTGGGTGGTCAAGGTGGTGCAAGATTTAACTATACACCTGAACAAGCACAACAACGTATTCAAGAATTACAAAAGGATACTTTATTCTTTAAAAAAATCCAGGACGGTGATGTAGAAGCAAAAGCCGAATGGGATCGATTACACAAGCAGGCGTTTCCTGATGGATGAAAGAGAAATCAGACTTGAAATTATTAAAGCGCTTTTGCCTCATTGTTCTCAATCTGATGTTGAAGAAAGTAATAAGTTAATTGCTAAGGCAAAGCAGATTGAAAGTTTTGTTCTTGACTCTTCTGCTAAGAAGGTAAGTCTGAAGAATAAAAAATAGGGATAAGCTTTTGCCCCCGAAAGAGTGAAATGATGCCCCCATAGTGGATAAGCAACAAAAAACGTAGACAATTTTTTAACAATTGAACAAAGGAGTTGAAACGATGGGCATTAATGTCACAGTTTCACAAACACAACAGTATACGTCTAACGTTCAAATGTTGCTTCAACAAAAGCAATCACGTTTACGTAAGGCAGTGACTGAAGATACTTATGTTGGTCGAAATGGTCAGGTGGTTCAGCAAGTGGGTGCGGTTACGGCGAAGAAGAAAACAACACGGAATTCTGACACGCCATTGATCGATACCCCCCATGGTTCACGTTTTGTCAATCCTGTTGATTATGAATATGCAGATTTGATTGACAAACAGGATCGTGTTCGAACGATTGCTGAACTTAGTAATCCTTATGCACGCGCTGGTGCAATGGCCATGAAAAGAGCCATGGACGATGAAATTATCCAAGCTTTTTTTGGAACGGCTAAAACAGGTAATGATGGTACCGGATCAGAAGCATTTGATACGAGTAATTTTCAAATTGCAGCCGGTAGTGCTGGAATGACAATTGCCAAATTGCGTCAAGCAAAACGTATATTGTTAGAACAAGAAAACGATTGGGACGAAGACGATTTTTACATTGCTCTGAGTGCCAGACAGTTTGATGATCTATTGGCAACAACTGAAATTTCTAGTAGGGATTACAATACCGTTGCCGCGTTAAAAGACGGCACGATTGATTATTACATGGGATTCAATTTCATTCATTCTGAACGATTGCAAAAAACGGGCAACAATCGACGTGTACCCGTTTGGGCAAAATCAGGTATGCACCTAGGCGTTTGGGACGATATGGAAACCGATATTTCTCAACGAAAAGATAAAAGTAACGCATGGCAAGTGTATGTATGTGCTACTTTTGGCGGTACTCGTTTAGAAAATGGTAAAGTCATTGAAGTGTTGTGTGACGAATCTTAATCATTACTTGATTCTAAAAAGCAGTTTGCAGTTTTAATTTTTAGAATTTGAAATAGGAGATATAAAAATCATGGCCGTTGCAAATACAAAATCAACGTCTATTCAAAATTTTGAAGCGACTCCAATGATTAAGGACTCAGTCACTAATCAAGAAGGTCGTAATCGAACACGTGCTGAAACTGTTGCCGTTGCTGCTGCTGATGATGATAATTCGCTTTATCACTTTTTTAAGGTGAATTCGAATGATTCAGTAAAATCATTGAAAGTGTTTAATGATGCGATAACGGGCGGTACTGACTACAACGTTGGTCTATATGATACAGATGGTGCTACGGAAGTTGATGATAATTTATTTGCTGACGCTATTAGTTTAGCAACAGCAAGCACGGTAGGTGTTGAAGTACGTTTTGAAGCTTCAGACATTAATACTGTGAATCAAAAAATTTGGGAACTTTTAGGTTTATCTGAAGATCCTCAAAAAGATTATTATCTAACTTTAAAAGGCGTAACCGTTGGTTCAGCCGCTGGTGATATTAGTGTGATAATGGAATACGTTGGTAACGGTTAATTTTAACCTTCGAAGATTATCAGCATAATAGATTCAATCTATTATGCTGATAAATGAAATTTAATAATTGGAGGTTTTAAAATGGCTAAACGTTTTTTAGATGCAGCTGTTGAAGATGAGCGAGGCGCTATTGCTGATCAAGATGGTACTGCATTAACGTTAACTAATACGGTAAGGGTACTTTACGATAATACCAAAACGAAAACGGAAATTATCGTTACACTTGACCGTATTAAAGAACGAATCATAGAGGTGTTAGATTGACCACCAATATTGATTTGGCAAATAAAGCATTGATCAGGGTTGGTCACAATACGTTATTAACCCTGACTGATGCTAGAAAATCGGCACGTATCATTAATTCTAATATTGAAGATTGGAAAGATGAAGTGTTTAAAATGCATAATTGGAATGAGTTGAAAACTCGTGCCAATTTAGCAGCCGATCCTACTGCACCCTTATTTGAATTTGATAGAAAATTCCAATTGCCTTCTGATCTAATTCATTTAATGGATGTGTATCTTGATGAAGAATGGATCCAAGAAGGTAATTTCATTTTAACTAATGCTTATGCGCCTTTACAGATTCGTTATATACGTCGTCCAGATGGTGAAAATATTCGTGATCCTGGACTAATAGATGCTTTAGTTTCAAAAATTGCGTATGAAATTGTTGAATCATTGACTCAAAATCGAAGCAAAAGACAAGAAGTAAAACAGCATTGGCAAGATGTTCAATCCATGGCAAAGAAAAGAAATTCAATGGAGAATTCTCCAAAAGATAATGAAGAAGATCCATGGTTAACTGTGAGATATTAATATGCCTAAGTCCTCGCCTTATCAGGGAAATTTTAATGCAGGTGAAGTATCCCATTTAATTGAAGGCAGGATTGACATATCCAAATATCAATCTTCAGGACGTTTTTTTCAAAATTGGTTACCTCTAATTCAAGGCCCAATGCAAAAAAGGCCCGGAACACGTTTTGTTAAAGAAACAAAATTTTCTGATAAAAGATCAAGATTAATCGATTTTATATTCAATGAAGTCCAATCTTATAATCTAGAATTTGGTGATAAGTATATTCGTTTCTATACGAACAACGGTGTATTACTTGAAAGTAATTTAACGATAACCAATATTACTAATGCTAATCCAGCTGTTGTTACTATTGCCGGTCATGGATTTTCTAACGGGGATGAAATATTTATTCAAAGTGTTGTTGGTATGACCGAAGTCAACGGTAAATATTACAAAATCACTGTGATTGACCCAAATACATTTTCTTTAAATAATACAAATACTACCGCATTTACACCTTATTCTAGTGGTGGAACAGCTGCGCGTGTCTTAGAACTCACAACACCTTATTTAGAAACTGAATTATTAGATATTCAAAAAGTACAAAGCGCTGATGTACTTTATATCGCACATAAAAATCATCCACCTGCAAAATTATCTCGTTTATCTGCTACAAGTTGGAGTTATGACGTTATTGATTTTGATTTCCCACCTTTTAATGAACGAAACACCAATGAATCATTAACCATTATTGCTTCAGCTGTGAGTGGAAATATTACATTGACAGCAAACTCTACTTTTTTTACCGCCAATCAAGTAGGTGGACATATTCGACTTGATGAATTAGCAGCCTCAGAACATGATCTGTTCGAAGTTGGTGACGCCAAATCGATTGGTGATACGGTTGTTTTTCAAGGCAATGTTTACGAAGCTCAAAATAATGGAACAACAGGCAATCGTCCACCTATACATGAAACAGGAACACAATCGGATGGTGGTGTGAATTGGCTTTATTTACATAGTGGTAAAGGCTATGCAGAAATAACAGGTTTTACTAGTGGTACTGTTGTCAATGCGACGGTGAAATCAAGGCTTCCAGATTCAGTTGTCACCAATGCCACATTTCGTTTTGCAGAATCAGCATGGAGTCCTGAAAACGGTTATCCCTCAACAGTGATTTTTCATGAAGATAGATTATGGTGGTCACCATCAGTTGAAAAACCAAATACAGTTTGGGGGTCTAAAACATCTGATTTTGAAAATCATTTTACTGGCCCAGATGATGACGACGGAATCATAGCTACTTTTAATAGTAATGAAATAAATGCAATTCAATGGATGCTATCTACTGATGAAAATATGACGGTAGGCACTTCACGTGCTGAAATTACACTTTCAGCAGCAGATGAACGTGATCCTATCACCCCATCTGATATTAGAAAAAGAGATAGAACCTCATATGGATCACGATTAATTAGGCCTGTCCGTATTGGTTCCAGAACCTTGTTTGTTCAACGTTCTGGTAAAAAAATGCGTGAATTTGAATTTGAATTTGATAGTGATTCTTTTGAAGCAGAAGATATTACTTTAATTGCTGAAAATATAACGTATAGCGGTATTGTTGAATTAGATTATTCTCGTGAACCCCAATCAATTGTTTACGCCGTTAGAGATGACGGGTTATTAATTTCTTTAACTTATGAGAAAAAACAAGAAGTAATTGCATGGGGTCGCCACCTGATTGGTGGAACAAATGCGAAAGTATTGTCTTGTTCTAGTATTCCTCATCCGGATGAAGATCAAGAACAAACATGGGTTATTGTTGAAAGAACGATTAACGGGTCAACTCAAAAATATGTTGAATATTTTGAAAAACCTTATGATGATGTCTTAGGTCAAAAAACTCAATTTTTTGTTGATTCAGGATTAACTTTAGATAGTACAGGTGTACCTGTTAGTAGTGTTTCCGGATTAGATCACTTGGAAGGTGAGACAGTAAAAGTTTTCGCAGATGGATTTTTAGAAGCAGACAAAGTTGTTACAGATGGTTCAATCACATTGGATAACGATGCTGAATTTATTACGATAGGGCTACCGTTTACTGCAAAATGGACATCACAAAGAATTGAATCAGGCGCAGCTGATGGTGTAGCACAAGGTAAAGTTTCTAGGATAGATGAAATTGTCTTTAGATTATTTGAAACAGGTGGTGGTTTTTATTTTGGTAATGATAAAAATACAGACTTGCAAGATTTGCAAGAATTGATATTCGAAGATCAATACCAAGCGACGGATGAACCAACACCTTTATTTAGCGGTGATACTGAAATATTAGAATATCCAAGTGGATATTCCCAAGATGAATCAATAACGATTGAACATAGAGAACCTTTAGCATGCACAGTCATATGCATAATGCCACAACAGAACACACAAGACAGATAATTGAACCAACAAAAGTTGTTTATAAAAAAACAACTTATGAAGATTGGAAAAATTTTGTTCCTCAAGATTCTCAAAAAGTATTTTTTGAGAATTTACATCATGCTGATAAATGCTATTTAGTTGATCATCATATGTCATATACGATTTACATCAACGACATTCCTATGGTGTTAGGTGGCGTCATAGAGAAATCTTCTTATCGTGGCACACTTTGGAGTTATCTACATAAAGATTTAGGAAAGCATATGGTAGCATTTGTCAGATCCATAAAAGTAGTTATTCCCTTGTTGGAATTTCATCGTTTGGAAATTGTCACGGATCCAGAAAGTGAAACTCAAACACGATTAGCTAAAATGTTAGGTTTTGAATTGGAAGCAAAATTATACAAATATGACGCGTTAGGAAATGATGTCAACATGTGGATTATCAAAAACGATTTATGAGGTGAAAAATGGGACCGGTTGGTGCAGCAATAGCGATTGGTGCAGCTGTAGCAGGCGCAGCAACATCAATTCAAGCGCAAAGAGCACAAGCTAAGGCACAAAAAAATGCAATTGAATTCAATCAAAAGATTGAAGCCCAAAACGCGTTAGCTGAAAAAGAAAGAATAACCAGAAGGCAAAGACAGTTAAGAGGTCAATCATTAGCACGTTTAGGTAAAAGTGGTATTTTACTTGAAGGGTCCCCTTTGGAAGTTTTTGGTGATCAAGCGGCTGTATTTGAATCTGATCGATTACAGATTGATAGAGATAGGGCAATATCAGGCGCATTAGCTGAATCTAGGACAGAATCTATTGATACACAAACAAGATTTCAAACAGCAAGTGCCATATTCGGTTTAGTTGGTAAAGTTGCAGGTGGCAGTTCAGGTGGATTTGGTGGAAGTGGTCAACCTTCAACGGCAAATGCTGGATCTTAAAAGGGAAAAATAAATGCCTGTTTTACCAAGGATAAATGAAAGTCAGCAATTAACTACTAGACGTGCAACACCTGATGATTTTGGCGCAGGTGCGGCACGTGCTTTACAACAAGTTGGTAATCAAGTAACTGATTTTAGTATTGGGCAACTTGAAAAAATATCTCAAGAAACAAAAGAACAGCAAGAAAAAATTGAAAGAGCTGAAAAATTAGATAGAAGCAATCAGATTCAAAAAAGAATCATTGATGCTAATGTTGAATTTTCTCAAAATTTACTTGAAGAACAAGATACCTCCCCTGATGGTGAAGGCGTCCTCGAAAGATATAAAGAAAAATTTGAAAGTTTTTCCAATCAATTGAATGAAGATTTCCCAGAAGATTCACAAGAAGTTAGTGCAAGATTAAATAATTTTAATAATCGTTTTACTAATAAAGCAATTGATACACGTATCAGATTAAAACGACAAAGTTTAATTGACAATGCAAGTGACGGAATAGATCAGATTGAAAATCAAGTATCTAGGGGAGCATTGACGCCTCAAGAAGGATTAGATATCGCGTTGGAACAAACAGAAACATTATCTCAATTTAATAAAAAAGCTGCTCAAGCTTTAAAGCAGGAAAATATAGATCGTTTTGCGCCATTTTTTGTTGAAGGATTATCGCCAAAAACAGCATTGGAAATTATTAATTCCGCACAATTTGATAATGTCACACCTAGTGTCAGAAAGCAGATTAAAAATAAAGTGATTACAGGTGCTAAAGTTGAATTAATTAAATTAGGAAAAGATTATCAGGCTAATCTTAATGCTGGATTTGAATTTAGAGATATTAGCGGTGAAATACAACAGGCACGTTCGGCCGGTTTAAATGATATTGCTGATCAATTATCATCAATGCAAAAAACCCAAAAATCACTTGGTGATTTTTCTATTAAATCTTTCGAAGAACAACAGCAAATTATTTCTAAACAAAATCAAAAATTAAGAAGTGGTCAAGGTGGTACCGAACAAGATATTAATCTATTTAATGCCTATCAAAATATTGTTAGAAATAAATTTAAAATGCTTCAAGAAGATCCGTATACCTATTTATCTAATACGGATCAATTGAATGGTGAACAATTAAAAACAATTGATCTTTCGGATCCGGATATTGCAAAACAAGCTTTAGATCAAAGAAGAATTTTAATAGAACAACAGTTTGAAAAAGAAGGTGTTAGAATAGATTTACTTACCAAAGAGGAAGTTAGAAATTTTTCTAATGCTTTTAAAAATGCTAATCCGGAACAAAAAGTAGCTTTATATAGCAGTTTAGGTCAATCATTGGGTATAGATGAAATTAGAGGTGTTGCAAGTCAATTAAATGTACTTGACGAAAATGCAGCATATGGATTGATTACAGCACAAGATGATCCTGAGACAACGTTAAAAGTTGCTCAAGGTGCTAACCGTGATGTTGAAAAGCCGAAAGATTTTGACAATGTTTATAATGATTTAATTTCAAATTCTATTCAGGATCCAATTGCTGCTGAATCTGCCAAGAAACAAGTATTATCATTTTACAAAGAAACAGTATTTCAAAGTGGTGATACCACTCAATTATTAAATGAGGAATTTTTACAAAATGCAATTGATAATGTTTTAGGCCCAACAATATCGATGCCTAATGGTAGTAAAACATTATCTTTTCGAGATGAAACAACAGGTTCTTATTTAACATCAGATGATTTTGAAGATGCGTTAGAAGATTTAGATAGGGATCACATTTTTGATTCTCATGGTGATACACCTAGAGATATTGATAACAATGAAATAGATGTTGAAATTTTAATTGACAATGCTGATTTAATAGCCGATCGTGACTGGGAAA